ACGGGCTGTAGCGCAGTTTGGTAGCGCGTCTGCTTTGGGAGCAGAATGTCGCAGGTTCAAATCCTGTCAGCCCGACCGGAGCCCTTGGAAACATTAGGTTTTCAAGGGCTTATTTTTTCTTGGCCGTAGGCTATCGACACGATTCGACACGATGACCGCGCAACCTCTGCGTCTAGACGGTCTTCAACTGTTCAGCGCGCAGCTCGCCAATCGCGTCCGCCACATCGTCCAATCGTTCCGGCCAGAGAGCCGTGTATGTGTTCAGCGTGATGCTGGGTGAGGAGTGGCCGAGCTGCATCTGTAGGGTCTTCACGTCCGCGCCTTGAGCAATTGCAAAGCTCGCATAGCTATGCCTCAAACTATGGATGGTCACGCCCTCGTCCTCCATGCCGGCCAGTCGGACGGCCTTTCGCCAGACACGCGTCCGCCACGTGTTCGTCCACAGGTTCCCGCCTCTTGCCGCGCGGAACAGCCAGTCGTCGTCGCCCATGCCCTCCATCTGCCGTTCGATGGACGGTATGAGGAATCTGGGTATGGCGATGCTGCGCGGTTTGCCGTTCTTCGGCGTGCCCAGCACAAGCCTGCCTTTGCCGTCGTCGGTCCAAGTGCGGCGGATGCGCGCCCTGCGTGAATCCACATCCACGTCGCCGCATTTGAGTGCCAGCGTCTCGCCAATGCGGGCACCGGTGTATGCCTGCCAGCGGACGATCAGCCCGTCTACCGGCCGTCCTGCCCGTTCGGCCATGCCGGCCAGCAACTCCACCTCCTCGACGGTAAGGAACACCATGTCGTCATCGGATTGCGTGATGCGCGGCACGGTGACCTTTTCAATGGGGTTCTCGCCAATCCAGCCGTGCTCCAAAGCGAATTCCATGACACCGCCCATGACGACCTTGACGATGTTGCGGATGCTGCGTGGACTCAATGGCTTCGATTCGCGATCGTCCTGCAGTTCGGCGGGATACCCGCCTTCGGTGAGCTGCGTGACCCACTGTTGCAGTTCGTCGCGTTGGATTTCCCTCAGTGTGCGATCGCCCCACTTGGGGTTGATATAAACGCGCAATTCGCGGCGGTATCTGCCCAAAGTGCCCTGTTTGATATCCATCTTGCCGTCCGTCCATTCGGAGGCAACGTCCCGGAAGATGCGTAGTTCCTGCTGCGGGTCGCGGTATTTGCCGCGTCTGATGTCGTCCTCGATGGCCGCTGCGTATTCCTCAGCGTCACGGAGCTTGGCGAAGTTCCGTGATTTCTGGACGCGTTTGCCGTCTCGAAGCGTGTACCAGCGGCATCTCCACCGTGAGCCTTGGCCGTACAGCGCGGACCGCCATTTGTCGGGCACATTGGCTTTCATCGGATCCTTCGCATTGGCCAGCGACTGTTTCGCGGCCCTGCTGGGCGGGTTGCCGTCCTCGTCGTTTTTGAGCCATCTGTCGTCTACGAACGCTCTGGCCATGGTCGTCTCTTTCCAAGGATCCGCGCTACACTGTGCGTGGAACCTCATTTTGGTGAAAACGGAAATGCTGATTGTTGGTTCCTTGGGTTCCGTCCGACTGTGTTCGGGCGGAACCCTTTTTGTTTCCCGTCGCGGTATGTGGACGCTGAGCTTCTTTTATTGCACGCACACGCCGGAATCGTACAACAGCTGCCGGTAGTCCGACAGTACTTGGATGGTGACGCCCAATTCCACGGCCATCATCCACGTATTGCCTTCGTATATCTGCTCCACCATGCCATAGTCCACGGGACTGATCAACGCCAGCGCGGTCTCCCTGCGACACCGGTGCTCGCACTTCAACCCGTATTGGCTGCCACAGCCTGGATCGTGGTGTTTCGCGTGGATGAGCTCATGGCACAGCGTGCAACGGCGCTGGCGCTGGTTGAGCCAGTCGGCCAGCAGAATGAGTTTGTGTCGATCGTCGTATAGGCCGCATATGTCACGGGGAAGGTCGCGTGACATGACTGACAGACCCATGGATTCCGCGTTCCGGTGAAGCTCCGCGATGGTCTTGTTATCCACATTCCTCTCTTCCGAAAGTATTGTTTTTCGAGAAGTACTTTTTTGCTGTTTGTCAAGTTCTGCTTGACAGTTGGAGTGTCGTATGTGATGCTTGAATCAGCTCATCTACCGAGTTGTAGAAGGAGTCTCCAGGGTCGCTGCGGCGGCCCTTGCTTTTATTGAACGCAATTCCCGTTCAAACTTGACTGATCATATTCTTTCAGAAGTTTGTTGAAGCTATGATCATGGTCGACGTAGTAGGCGGTGACCAACATGCAGTAGCCTCTGTCCTTATGTGGTTCCAGCACGACTAGATACCGTTCTGATTCAATGAGGATATATAACCTATCGCGGCCATGCTTATGCTTCCTCCAGATTAATGGCGCATCACATACCTCATAATGGCATTGCGGACAATCCTTTGCGTTGTCAATCGTCTTCCGTGGAAACCTGATCCGCTCACATCTACGCAGATCGACATTCCTCTCGCCGGTTGTGTAGTCTTCGACGCTGGTGATGTGGAAAAACCCAGCCCATTTTCCGTCGGTCTCCTCTTTCTGGCGGCGTACGGAAACTCTGAGGCCGTCGAATGATGGATGTGAATCTATGAAGTCATGTCTGAAGATTGCATAAATCCTATCCTCATATACGGCAAAGTCTTCTATCGGGGATTTGGTTACGAGCTCCGGTGTCCAATGCGGTGTCATGCGTTCCGTCCTTCCCAGACGAAGATGTTGAACTTGCGCGTGCCCAAGGTCGTTGACTGGGTGAGTCGGAGCTTTGATCTCATGCGTATGTAGTCGATGATTTCAGCTTTCGCGCCTGATGGTTGGGGGATGGTCGTCCGGTTCGCCCTGCATACGGCTCCGTTGATCACGTCGGTGATTTGCATCATTTGCACTTCGTCTGAACGGATTGGTTGCACTTTCTTGATGCATTCGTGGTTGAAGTCGTAGTGGCTGTTTGCTAGCACTTCCTCCAGTTTCTCGGTACGTTGCGCGGAGTGCGTGTCCTTGATGTCCACGTACACGTTGTAGGTGTTCGTGGAATCGAACAGCCTGTTCAGCATAGTGAAATACATCTTGTAGTACCAATCGTTGTGTGACTGGGACCATGCCTCATGATTCAGACGTGTCTTCTTGGCCACCAGAACACGGAACCTCATGTCGTCATCCAGGAAGAAGCAGTTCAGCAAATCCTTGTACAGGTCGATTTTCGGCATGCTGGCCTTCGTCCACTTCACTTCCGTGCGTGCCTTGACACCGTAACGTGCCTTGATCTGGAGAATATTCTCTGTGATTTCCTGCCTTTTATCCTTGGGGATAATGAGGGCTCCAAGGACCATCACGTCGCTGTCGTCATGTTCCAGATGACAGCTTTCATCGCAATACAGGTTGTATTCAGTCATTTGCGTTCCTTTCACTCATCCGTGGCTCCATGTCTGTGGCCTTCGGAGACGCGTCGTCGGCTCGTCTCTCTTCTAGCTGTTTCCTGAGTGGTGTCTTGAGCTTGGTGAAGCCTATTGACATCAGCGTGAACGGGATGGCGAAGACGAGCATGACTGGTCCGAAGAAGCACATGAGAATGGTGAACGCGGTCAGCGCGTACGTCACCCAGAGAAGGACGTTATATGCCTTGTACTGGATCTCGAGCTGCTTCAAAGTCTTTGGCCGAGGCTGATGTGGCGTGCTGCCTGCGGATGGGGGAGTATAACTCGCCTGCTGCTTGCTTTCGACAGTTGACCTCCGCTGCGGAGCGGTGTTTCTTTTCGTCTTCGGATTGATGGTATATGAGACGCCCTTTGCCACATGGACGGTCTTACGTCCCCTCGAATTGACTGTGACCGGTCCCATCTTCACGGACGTGCTGACGCCTCTTTTACCGATATTCACCCGGACGTTCTTGCCCAGGCTGATCCTGCGATTGACCCTGAAACCCATTATTCGTTCCTCTCACTCGTCGGGCGTCTCGGCTTCGAGACGCGCGTTCGGATCCCTGTTTGCGGCCACGTCATAGTCTTCGGGGTGCGCGGCGATACGGTCGATGAGATCATCGGTGATCTGGGATTCGCGCTCGCGGGCTTCGTAGGCGCGGGCGGCCTCGCTGCCGAGTGCTCGTGTGTAGATGTCGAGGCTGGTGAGTCCGAATGTGGAGGCGATGTGCTCCACATCTGACGTATTCAACGGCGCCTCATAGCGCATGCGTTTGTACCAGTAGTTATTGCTTAATCCACTGGAATCAAAGAATTCGTCGATTGATATATCGCTGTTTTTTAACAGCTGACGGCATATGTTGATGATTCTCTTGCTGTCTTCGGTGACTTCGTTTTTCGGTCCTCTTGCCATGCTCGAATTTTATCTAAATAAGTAGATTTTGTAAAGAACCTATATAGGTAGACGAATAAAATCACCTAAATAGGTAGATTAAGAATTACCGCAAGGCAATGAACAAAGAAAGGAGCGGCAAGACAGATGAGTGAGACGGAAACCATCGCAAGGAATCTCAGCGGCGAGCTCGCACGGCATCGCAAGACACAGGCCGCGCTCGCAAAGGAGCTTGGCGTGAGTGAGCAACATATCAGCAAGCGATTGCAGGGTGAGGGTTCATTCACCACCGAGCAACTCGAAAAGACGGCGACGATGCTCGGCATGAGCCTCTACCAGCTCATGATCAAGCTCCTGCAACCAATCGACGGCATCAAACAGATCAAGCCGTGAGCAGCGCTCGCCGACGTATGAATCGAAAGGAGAATCCGAAATGAGCAACGATATTAAGACTTGGCCGGCGACCAAGACCATTGTTCCGGTTTCAGTTGAGGAGTTCAAGAAGAGGCAACCGGCATTGCTGGGCGCGATAAGGGAGGTTGTCCGCGAGGAGCTGGCCGCCCGCGAGGAATCGCCGGTGTTCGATCATCCGCAGGACATGCTGCTGGGCGGTTCCGAGGATTGGCACCCGCGATTCAAGGTCACCCCGGCGTTTGGTGATGGCAGATTTCTGCTGACCATTCAGCTCGGCGCATCGTACGGGTTGAGCTTCCACTGTGATGCGCATGATCTGCTCAACCTCGTGAATCTCGTGTCCGCGCAGGCTCTGAAGGAAAAAACATGATTGCGAATCTGGCTTTCGGACTATGCATCTGCTCACTGGTCGTCATTTCCATCCTGATCGGCATGAGCATCCTGCTCGATGTGTTGCTCTGCGCTGGCGGGGAAGTGGCTGAATTGCTTCTGATGCCGTTCTTCACGGTTGCATGTGGCTTCCTGTTCTTCGGGTGGCCAATGGCTTACGGGCATGGAGGAATTGTAAGGAGCATCATTCTGATGGCCATTACTGCTGTGACCGACATCGTGGCAGTGGTCGAACTGATTTTGTCGGTCATCGATTCCGTCGCAGGAACGAGATCGCGTTCCGCTTCAATCGGGAAAGCCTATGTGCAAGTCGGGTCTCGCGGAAATGCGTCAGCCGATACAAGGTCAGATTCATGCCGCGATCATGCTCCGGCTCCGGCAGGGGCTTCCAAGGCTGACGGTCGATCTTCCCCTGTACGCGGATGCGACGGTACACACGCCTGCCCAGACGCGTTGGCTGGAGCGTCCAGTGGATCACGAGAGCCACGTCATCGGAATCCATCCATACCGCAACCAGAACCGTCTCGCCGGGAGCGACGACATGAACGTTCGAAGGTTCCACGGCGGCGCGGTTGATTCCGTTGTCCTGGACGGTAACGATTGCAGCTTCTCCACCATCAACAGTGAACGACACGTTGAATCCATCGCCGTCCCCGTCGTTGAGAACGCTGAAAAGCCTATCCGGGGTACCACGGCCGTTATGAGGCGTCCACGATTCCAATCCATGCATGAGCATGCCCTGCACGACATTGTCATAGTCAAGGACGAACCATCCTGCCTGCCGCCGGTTGCGGTGCGGCCACCACACGCTCACGACAGCGGATACGACGGCGATGACCGCCGACGCCCAAGTCGCCCAATCACCAATTCCAACGGAAGAAAACATGAGAACGATTCTAAGGAGAATCCAATGAACAACGAAATCCAGAAGTTCGACTTCAAGGGAGCGGCATTGCGCACCTTGACCGACGAGGCGGGGGAACCTTGGTTCGTCGCCAAGGACGTGTGTGACATCCTCGGCATCGACACCAATCACCTCAGTGAGAGCCTTGATTCCGACGAGATGAATACCCTCCGAATTACGGAGGGAAATGTTAGAGGCAATCCAAACAAGATCATCATCAGCGAACCCGGTCTTTACCGCTTAGTTATGAAGTCCCGCAAGCCGGAGGCGAAGGAGTTCCAACGTTGGGTGACGCATGAGGTGCTTCCCCAGATCCGCAGGACCGGCGGCTACATTCCCACCACAGACGCGGATGATGACATGACCATCCTCGCGAAGGCCGTGATGATCGGCCAACGCACCATGGAGGCGCAGAAGCAACGCATCGCCGAACAGCAGACGCGCATCGTGGAACTGGAGCCGAAAGCGCGGTTCGCGGACGCCGTAGCCGCGTCCGACGGCACGTGCCTGGTCGGCGAGCTTGCGAAGATGCTCCGGCAGAACGGGATGGACATCGGCCAGAACAGACTGTTCCGTCTTCTTCAGGCTGACGGGTATCTCGGCAAGTCCGGTTCGAATCGCAACGTGCCGACACAGCGTGCGATGGACCTCGGCCTGTTCCGCATCAAGGAGACCACCGTCACCCATGCGGATGGGCACACCACGGTCAGCCGCACTCCGAAGGTCACGGGCAAGGGGCAGCGCTATTTCATCGACCGGTACTGGGGTCGCACCCAGCCGTCGTTGGAAGCGGGGGCGTGATGGGTGTCTATGAAATACGCCGCCGCCAGCTGAGGAACGGATCCTACACCGGCGGCGACTACACCAGTGCCGTCAAGGCGGCAAGGCTTACCTACGGACTTGGCGAATCAACAATTTCGTCTCATCAACGGATTTATCCAGAAGCGTCATCGCATACGCGAGATCGTTCAATCCCTTCGCAAGCTCACGCTGCGAGTAATCCGTCGTCGAATTGGAGGCGTTGTTGAAATGCGTTTGCGCGGAATAAAACCAGCTTGTCGCATTACTCATAATTCTTCTCCTAACTGTTCGGCCCGCACGTCGGAAATGCGGGATGACACCGATTTTAGGAGGGGGCCGGGCGGTTCTCCTAACGCCGCCCGGCATTACACACGCAAAGGAGGCGCGTGATGGAAGACGATACGACGTTCGCTGCGCTCGCTGAGGTCCTGAAACCGATGAACACGACGAAGGACATCGCGGACCGTTGTGGCATCAAGGAGGGCACCTTGGCGTACTGGCGTGGTGCGGGAATCGGTCCGAAGTTCGTGAAGGTCGGACGGACCGTCATGTATCCGAAGGAGCCGATGATCGCCTACTTCAAGGAACACCTCTACCAGAGCACATGTGAATACGAGGGAAAGGAGTCGGCATGAAAACGATTCGCAAGGCCTGCGTGCAGGCAGTGTTCGACGAGTTCGAGACCCAGGGCGAAATAGTCCACCCATTCAAGGACGTGGATGCGGAGGCCATGAGGTCGCTCGGCCACATCGTCGGCTACATCGACCTCGACGTCACCGGTCTCGTGGACCTCATCATCGACACGATCAACAAGGAGCTGTGATGACACTCAGGAGAATCGACGCGGAAACGCTGCTGACGCCACCAGTACCGCCGAAGGACACGGTGATCATGTTCGGTTTGACCGGCTACGCGATTCGCGTCACGGGCAAGGGCGCCAGCCTCATGGCACTCGACGTCGACGGAAGCCAGGAGCTGGCGAGCATCGGAAAAGACCAGGCAAGGACATTCATTCAAAGAATCGGAGGCGCAAGATGACGGACAACGATTATCGCATCGAGGACAGGTTCGAAAAGGGAAGGCCGAACTACACGCTCAGGCGTTTGAAGTTCACGCTGGCCGTGGTCGGCCTGGTCGTGAGCGTGACGCTCATGCTCACCTGGCATGACTCGTGGAACATGGCCGGCGCGCTGCTGGTCGAGGGCGTGTATCTCGCCACCGCGTTGTGGCTGGTGGTGCGGTTCGCGTCCAGGGACGACGACTGAGGGGAGTGACCGATGAGGGAGATTCTGCCGCATTGGCATTTCAGTCCGAACGCTCCGGTCAAGGACGTCGACACGAAGAAGATGACGAGTGGTGACAGGGCGGTGGCCGGCGCGTGCCGTCGGGCGATGGAGACCGAGGCGTGGAAGGAGCTGGTGATCCTCGAATCGTTGGGCGTGCGCTTCACCGAACTGGTGGGCCGGTTCGTGTCCGAGGTCGCCATGCCGGTGTTGGAGGTGATTCCTGGTGACAGTTTCCATCAGGGCGCGAAGGCTCAGTTGTCGCACATGGTGAAGACCAGGGATGGTGGCGAGACCATCCGCATCATCAAGACTCTCGCCGTGAAAGGTAGGTTCTAATGGCTGGTGAGACGATCATCGCGGTGGTGGGCAATCTGACCGCGGATCCGGAGATTCGCACCACTGGTAGCGGCGCAGCCGTTGCCAGCTTCACGATTGCCTCAACCCCGCGCACCTGGAACCGTAACACGAACCAGTTCGAAGACGGTCAGGCTTTGTTCATGCGCTGCTCCGCGTGGCGCGACATGGCCGAACATTGCGCGCAAAGCCTGGCAAAGGGCATGCGTGTGATCGCCCAGGGCAGGCTGACGCAGCATTCATGGGAGGACGAGCAGCATCAGCGCCGAACTTCCATGGAATTGCAGGTGGACGAGATCGGGCCGAGCTTGCGCTATGCGACCGCGCAGGTGGCCAAGGCGCAGCGTGGCACGGCTGGAGCGTATGGCAATCCGTCCTCCGCTCCGGCGGGCTATACGGGCGGAGCCACCGCTGCCGGCACCTCGCTTCCGCCGTCCGACCCGTGGGGTCAGACACAGGACAAATCGGCATCGTTCGGTGATTTCGGCAAGCCGGAATCCGAACCGGAATTCTAAGGAGGAATCATGGGCATCACCATAGAGGATCTGCCCGTCGAGGATTTGCATCCGAATCCGAACAATCCACGCAGGCAGGTGGGCGACGTGGCCGATCTGGAGGCGAGCATCCGCTCGCAGGGCATCAAACAGCCTCTCCTGGTCACGCCGACGGGAGAGACCGACATCGACGGGCATGCGCAGTACCGAGTCGTCATCGGCCATCGCAGGCTCGCCGCCGCCAAACAGGCCGGACTCGCATCCGTGCCGGCCATCATCGAAAGGATGGACGAGCGACGGGAACGCGAGGTCATGCTGGTCGAGAACTCGCAACGCTCCGATTTGACGCCCATCGAGGAGGCCGACGGCTATCAGGGGCTCCTCGACCTGGGCGTGGGCGTCAAGGAGATGGCCGAGAAGACGGGACGCAGCGACCGGTTCGTGCGCCGACGGTTGAGGATCGCCCGCATTCCGCAGGAGACGCGTGACGTGGCGGCCGATTTCAGCCAGATGAGTCTCGACCAGCTCGACAGGCTCGCGGAATTCGAGTCCGACCCGGACATGCAGCGCGAGCTCGCCCGCGCCGACGATTTCGACTGGACCTACCAGTGGCTCTCCCGGGAACGCCGTAGAGCCGCATGGCACGACAAGGCGCAGAAGGCGCTCGCCAAAGCCGGAATCAAAGTCGAAAGCTTCCCAGACGGAAAGAACTTCTGGAACTGGCATCCGTACGGATACCGGGCCGGCCGCATGATATCCAACATCGAAACGGACTTCTGGACCTCGTTCACCAGGGAATCCGATTGGCCGTCCGCACGTGTGTACGAGAATTCCGCGTTTGCTGAGTTCTGCACGTACCTGCCGGTTCCCGCCGACGAGCTCGAAAAAGACAAAGCCAAGACCGACGAGGACAATGCCATCAAGGCACGAGGCAGGGAACTCAACCGACAGGCCCGCGAATTCGAAGCGATCGCCAAAGCCAACCGCACCACATGGCTGAAACACAACCTCCGCACGCTCACCCACGAACACGCGGAAACGGGAATCTGCAGGCTCGCGCTCGCTGACACGGTCGGCTGGAGGAGCGTGTTCCCGTACCAGTCCTACAAGGGCGAGGACGTCATCAGGGAGCTGATCGCGTTCGGCTGGAGCCTGCCGATCACCGAGCATGACGACGAGCACTGGTCGCTGGAATGCAAGGAGAACCTCGACTCGATCCGCATGACGCTGAAGGACAGGCCGCTGCGCATCCTCGATGTCCTGGCCGCCCGCTGGGAGTCGAACATCGGCTGGAACTACTGGCGCCAACGGCATGGCGTGGACGATATGGGCATCTGGTACGACGTGCTGGAACGCATCGGCTACCAGGTCAGCGAAGACGAGAGGAAGGCGCTCAAGGGAGCGTAACTCGGTGGAGGAGATGACGAATCATGAGCATGAAGGCATTGGAATGGGCCATGTACGACGTGCCCGCCGAAATGGCCAAAGGGTCGCTTCTGCGCATCCTCCTCGCGCTCGCCGACCACGCCGACACCGAAGGCCGCGGCGCGTTCCCATCCCAGAAGCGCCTATGCGCGCTCACCGGGTACAGCCGTCGCACCATCCAGCATGGACTGCACGACCTGGAGGCATCCGGATTGATCGTCAAGGGCGACCAGAGGCTCACCGAACACTACGGACGCCACCGTCCGATCGTCTGGAACCTCAGCATGGAGGATTTTAGAGGCGCAAAAACTGCGCCCCTAAAAAAGAACGAATCCGAGGCGCAGCATACTACGCCCCAAAACAACCAAGAGGCGCAATTAGGGGCGCAAAAAACAGCCGTTAGAGGCGCAATTAGGGGCGCAGCATCACTACGCCCAAACCTATATAAGGAAGAAAGTTATATAGAACCTAGAGAGAGTAACGCGCGCGCGAGAAAACAAATCCCAATACCAGCCGACTGGAAACCCTCTGAAGAACACCAGGCGCTCGCCGACCGGCTCGGCATCGACTGCGACATAGAAGCCGACAAATTCCGCGACAGGGCCCTCGACTCGGGAGCCCGCTCGGCAGACTGGGATGCGAAATACCGCAACTGGCTCGTCAAAGGCAAGGAACGCGGATTCGCCACGCCAAAGGATTCCAACGCTCGCCGACGGTATACGTGGGCCAGCGAAGAGGTCAAACGCGTAGTCGGCTCGATAGCCTGCGAGGGCACGGACACGTACATGGAGCTCGCATGCAAGGTCGCGGACCTGCTCAACCAAGGCGTGGTGGACCCGGACATGCTGCGCCGTCAGCTCGCGAACGTGCCCGGCGACGTATTGGCCGAACAATTGTTCGAACAGGAGGCGGCGGCATGAACGACATGACCATCGCACACATGGCCGCCATCCTCACATCGGCCATCCAAGCCGCCGACCGATTGGAACTCGACGCGCTCAAAGGTCCGGCGCTCGCCGATATGGACCTTGACCTCGTCCGCGATATCAAACGCGACTGCTCGACCTGCATCAGCCTGCTCGAACAAATCGGAAGGGAGCGACGATGAGCGACCGGCAATTCCAGGAATCGAAACGCGTCGCCTTGCAACGTCAGGGCTGGCATTGCATGCGTTGCGGACGCAACCTGCACGACCCGACCGTCTGGCCGGGCAGGAGCGGCCACCACAGGCAGTTGCGCCGTCGGGCCGACCCGGCCATGCGTGACCTGCCGTGCAACATCGTCGAACTGTGCGGTTCCGGTACGACCGGCTGTCATGGTTGGGCGCACGCGCATCCGGCCGAGGCGGAACGGTTCGGCTACATCATCCCGAGTTGGCGTGGTCCGCTCAGCGTGCCGATACGCGACTGGAACGGCGACTGGTGGTGGCTGTTGGATGACGGCACGGCGCAACGGCTCACGCAAATCGAAATCATCGAATGGCAAAGCGATTGGAAGGAAGAATCATGAGGAAACAGGACGAAGACCGGAATGGGAAGCCGGAGGCGCTGCTCTGGCTCGACTTCGAAACGACCGGTACGGACAGGAATGACAGTCTGCCGTTGGAGGTCGGCATGGAATGCACCGACGTGCTGGGCGAACATTCGTATGGTTCGCTGTATCGCATTATCAGACCGGACTGTCTCGACCTGTTGGACATGAGCCCGATGGCGTTTTCCATGCACGCGGACAACGGGCTCCTGTTCGAACTGCTGAACGGCTCCGACAGGAACGACTGCGTCGCTGCGGTCGCGAATGCCGTGGAGGAGTATCTCGACTCCCTGTCGCAACGCTTCACCTTGGTTCCGGCCGGCACGAACGTGGATTTCGACATCGACTTCCTGAAACGTCTCGACCTGGCCCCGGACAGGTGGCTGTCCTACCGCAAGTTCGACCTGACCACGCTCCGCCGCTACCTCACGTTCCTGGACTGCCCCGAAGACCCGTACAAGACGCATGCCGGCACGCACAGGGTGCGCGACTGCATACGACGCGACATCAACGACTACAAGTGGTACCGCAAGCTTCTGAAGGGAGCATGGTGATGACCGTGGCCGCCATGATGCTCCTGTGCGCGGCCGTCCTGGTCGCTTGGATCGGAGGCAGGTCATGACGGTCCAGAAGCATATGGCGTGGCAGTACCGGGATCCCGCCGACCTGATCGGCCGTCGATGCATCGCGCTCACCCACAATGACGTCACGTTGGACGGCCCGTTGGATCTGATCCGGTTGAGTCCGGTCCACGCGGTCCTGAAATACCGGGGCGTCGGCCTGCATGTCATCGACTGCGACCTACGCCACCATACGAACGAAACTTCGGACGGCATCCGTGCCGTCGTCATCACGGAAGGCAAACCATGAAACACACCACATCGCATGTCAGGAAATGGCATAGGACCAGTCCATGCCCCTACTGCGGCACGAGGAAACCCGGCATCGAACCCTACGCCCGGATCATCGGAGCCAAGATGCACTGCATCTGGATCGCCAAATGCCATGGATGTCCGAACGCCGTCTGGATCACCACCCCGGACGACGACATCAAAACCGCGATCCGCGGATGGAACCGATACGCCAACGGCGAATAGCGCAAACACCAGGAGGAAACGAAATGAGAAAAACAACACGCATCACACTCGCCATCACCGTCATATGCATGGCGCTCGCCGGATGCGGGAGCGCGTCGGAGCCTTCCACGCCAGCGCATGCGGTCAGGTCCATTGAATCGCAGTGCTCCCAGGACGAAGACGGAGACTTTCGTGAATGCGTCATCACCCTGAACGACAAGAGGAAAGTGGACTGCGTCGTCTACTCGGGCTACAGGAGGGGCGGCCTGTCCTGCGACTGGAGACATGTGAGCGGAGCCGACAAGGAGCCGGCAAGATGAGCTACCAGGAAATCCATGAGCTGTTCGTCATCTGCGACGAGTGCCACACACGCCTTTCCGTCGACGACGCGACCTACGAGGGCGCCGACAACGAGGCCGCCGACCACGGCTGGCAATGCGACGAGCTCCAAGGCAGGCACTACTGCCCGCTCCACTGGCACGTCGAATGCCATGACTGCGACATCACCGACAGTGGAGCGCCGGACGAACTGGAAGCCGCGGGATGGCACATCGACCGAGATTATCCATGCGACAGCCTCTGTCCGAACCACCGCCATCTCGCATGCCGCGAATGCCGCAAGTGGGATGTCGGACCGCTGCACCGGCTCGAATACGAGGGATGGCAGGTAAATGCAGACGATTTCAAGAAGAGCCTCTGCCCGGAATGCGTAAAAAACAAGAAGGAAACGAAATGAAAGTGAAGAAAGTCCTCATAGACATGATCGTCAAATGGCATCAGGCCGGATACAGCCTCGATGAGATCGCACCACTGGTGCCGCAAGTCTCCAAAGAGGAAATCAAAGCGATCATCCAACAACACCACGAGTAACAAGAAACCCGACCTTCCGGCCGGGCTCCTGGCATCACCACAAACCAGACTACACCGCCGGAGGGAATCGAACAAATGAACGAACCAACCAACGAATCCCAACCAACACCAAACCAGACACAACCAGCACAAACCAACCCAAACAAGCGCTCGCCGGCGTGTGCCTCGTCTGCGGCGGAGGATGCGCTGTCGGCGACACCATGTGCGCGAGATGCGATGGGCTGATGCGCGGCTGGCTGCGGGAATATCCATCATGGTTGGATTCGCTGCATGAGTTCCTGGACTCGACCGCGCACTACGGAGGCCGCCAGCCTGGACGCGTCAACCTTCCAGCCGCGCCGACGCCAATCCGATTGCCGGTGCTCGACCACATGCAGGCCATCGAGGATGCCGCGATCGCACTCTGGCGCCGGTTGTATGCTCCGCCCGCCATGCCATGGGCCGATAGCATGATTCATCCGTCCGTGTTGAAATGCCTGAGTATCTGCGCGGATTGCAATCGTCTTTCACGATTGCCGGACATTGGTCTGATTTGGCATGACTGGGAGCGGTTGGCGCGCAAGACGCTGGGCATCATCGACGTGCCGCCATCCAAGCATGGTATCGGCAGGTGCCTTAATCCTCTGTGCGGCGTGGAGCTGAGTGCGGAGGTCGGCGCGGTAAGTGTTGACTGTCCGGTGTGCGGCGACACCAATCGCGTGGTCGACGTGCGATTGGGGTTCCTGAAGGAGTGCATCGAATCCGGCAGGGCGTTCACGGCGGGGGAGTGCGCGGAGCTGCTGCGCGAATGCGGTTTCCAGTGCAGCGTGAACACGATCTACTCGTGGCGCAAGCGCGGCAGGATCCAACCGGCCGGCAGAAACGAGAAGGGACAGCCGCTGTACCGCCTGTCCGACGTACACGCGCGCCTCGCCCGGCATGACGTGATTTGACATTTTTCAAAGTGCAAGGCAGAATTGTCAGTGGATTAAAGGGTTCAAACCGGAAAACGGTTTGAACCCTTTTCATATCCACCGATGGATTCTCCTAACTCCTTGGGTTATATCCCGTCCTGTCCGAACGGCATATCGGACACGCTCCGCCCACCCACGTCAGAGTGGGCATACACCAACAGCGGCAGGCAAGCCAATCCCGCGTTTACGTGATGCGGTGATGCTCAAACCGCCTGTCCATGCCTTCGTAGGAATCAGTGGTAGATCGTACCGGCCGCGAGTCTTTATTGGATTCTCTTCCTTGTGGCCGCGTGTGGACGCGGGTTCGAATCCCGCCGAAGGCACCCATGAAACAAACCCGGGGTAGGGGTATTCGCAGATGATGGGGAGCCCTACAAGACACGGGAGTGTCCATATACGGGAGCCCCTATACCGGCATTCCAGCAAGCCAGCGGCGAAGATAATCATTGATGCATCCATGACACCCCGGGGCTCATACATGTGGGGAGGCCACATGAGCAAGCGGCGTAACGAGCGTGTCAGCAACGGCTGGCGGCGCAGACAGCTCAGGGCAAGAGTGCTGGCCGCATACAACGTGTGTGCCATCTGTGGCAAGCCAGTCGACAAGACATTGAAGACACCACATCCGATGAGCGCCGAAGTCGACGAGCTCGTACCGGTCTCACGTGGCGGTGATCCATACAGCTTCACTAACTGCAGGCTCACGCACCGCAGATGCAACAGGTTCAAGAGCGACAAGACAGACGAACACGCACGAGCGCTGCTGGCTGGCAGACAGGAAGTGAAAGCAAGCTCGATGCCGTTCAAAACGTTCGGCATCTGACTCCGATACCAGGGCGGGGACCCCGGGTATGCCCCCTCCCGGTCGCCTCGGGTGCAGTGCCGATATCCCTCCCGGAATGCAAACGTCGGAAACAGGGGAAACAACGAAAGGTCGGAAAGCGAGGGAGGCGCCGATGAAGTGCGAACTCTGCGGCAAGGAATTCCAGCCATCCGGCCACGGGCGGCCTCAGAAGTACTGTTCCAAGTCCTGCCGCCAGAAAGCCGATTATCGTCGGAAAAAGAACAGGCCCGCACAGGACCGGAACAGTAAGCCGCCCGTCAAAGCCGTGGAAACGAAACAGAAGCCGGAGCAGGATCTCGACCAGCGGAGCTTCGAACGGATGATGGACGGCAGCATGCTGGACATACTGCGAGACAACCGCGACCTGCTGCTCAAGGCCATGGCCGATCCCACGACGCCGGCGAACGCGCTGCCCGCGATCAGCCGCCAGCTCATCGCCGTATGCGACCGCATCGAAGCGCTCCAAGGCGGCGGTCTGACCGACCTGCTGGACGATGAGGAAGACGAGGTGACGGACGATGTCGGAGCGTCGATTGTCTGAAATCGCCAAGGTCCTCCGCCAGCCGGAAGGCATCGTCGGCAGCGAGTTCACGCGAATCAACAAAGCCGCGCGCAAGGCCGGCATCCGTTTCGACTTGTGGCAGCAGGGCTTCTTGTGGCTTCTGTTCGCCAAGAACGCGGAAGGCAAGTACGCGTGTGGCGCGGACGGCGCCGTGCTGTCCAGCTGCAGGCAGATCGGCAAGACCTTCACCGTCGGCACCGCGTTGTTCCTCAAGGCGATACTCACACCGAACCTGAAAGCCATCTGGACCGCCCACCATACGCGCACCAGCGACGAGACATTCGCGGACATGTGCGAGATGGAGCACAATCCAGTGCTCGGCCGGTACGTGGAACGCATCCGCAGAGCAAACGGCCAACAGGAGATCACGTTCACGTCCGGCAGCCGCATCATGTTCGGCGCCCGCGAAAACGGTTTCGGCCGAGGATTGCACAGCGTGGACGTGGCCGTGTTCGACGAAGCGCAGATCCTCACAGTGCGCGCGATGGACAACATGATTCCGGTTTTGAACACGAGTCCTAACCCCCTGGTCGTGTATATGGGCAATCCACCCAAGCCGGGAGACCAGTGCGAGGCGTTCACGGAGAAACGCATGCACGCGCTGAACCATGACGGAAACCTCCTCTACGTGGAGCTCGCCGCCGACAAGGACGCGGATTCGGACGACCGCGAACAGTGGGCTAAAGCGAATCCCAGCTATCCGAAACGTACAAGCGAACAGGCAATCATGCGCATGCGCAACAACCTGTCGGACGATTCATTCCGTCGTGAGGCGCTTGGCATATGGGACGAGACCGCCACCGCATACGCCATCAGTCCCGACCTGTGGCAGGCCGCGGCCGTCGACGACGTGCCCGAGGGCGGCACGATGAGCTTCGGCATCGACATGCCTCCGGACAGGAGCGTGCTGACCATCGGAGCGGCGCTACGATACGCGGACGGTTCGGCCATCGTCCAGATGGCGAACATCAAGGACGCGCGGCAGGCGGGAACCATGTGGGCCGTGGACTGGCT